TCACTTGCCGTGCTGCATCGCGTCATAGCGCTGCATCAGCACCGCCATCTGCTCGCGCGTCAAAAAGCTGCGGTACTGTTTGTTCCCCGCCTCGTCTCCCGCGATCAGGCCGTTTTTCTCCGCCCAGGCGCGCGCCTCCGCGCTCCAGCCTGCCGGCGTCTGCTGCGCCAGTCTTTTCAGGTAGTTTTCCATCATCGCGTCAAACTGCTGTTGCGTCATCTCTTCCTCCTCATAGCGCGGCATGGGCGGCGGATAGCGCTTCGCGCGGATCATCGCGCTCGTGTACGTGGCGCCCGCGTCCCACTGAAAATGCGGCCGGTCGGGAAAGCTCCCCCAGTCTCCTCCCCAGGAAAATCCGAGCATCTTCCCAATCTCTCCGACCCTTATAAAGAACGCAGGATCGTCGTACTCGTGCCCCGCCTCATTTTTGCAGATATCAAAGGCCAATCCTGCATGCTCGGCGTGGAACGACGGCGTCACCGCTCCTTTGGCCGCGTAGCCCTTCTCGGCGAGCATCCGCTGATACGCCGCATCGCGCACCGTCTCCGTCACCAGAACGCTCAACCCCTCGCGCTCAGCGAGCATAAGCAGCGCCCGGCAGTTCTCCGCCACGTCCGCGCGCAGGTCGCTGATGCTTCTGCTGTGGCGCATTTACGTTTCCTCCTGCGCGTTTTTGCCGTTCTGCGTACCAAAATAAAACGCGATCACCATGAGATACACCGTGTTGAACTCCTGCGTCACCTTTGCCTGCACCGTCAGCACACAGAACGTGATTGTCAGGCACAGCGTCACGATGCTCTTCACGCTCAAAAGATTCGCCAGTCTCTTTTTCAAAAGCTCCATGCTCTCTCACCCCTCGCAGTCCTGCCCGCGGCACACCGTTTCATACGTCACGCCGCCCGCCGTATTTTCCGCCTTTGCCTTGGCATAGTAGCACGCGGCGCTCGTGCCGTAAGCGCCCCACGCCGCCGTCACCATCGTCGCGATCCACGGGAGCGTGCCCATAAAGCCCAGTTCGATCGCGAGCTTCGCGATCCCGAAGCCCTCATACGTCGTATAAAGCACGATCCCGCTCTCGAGCAGCAGCAAGAGCTTGGAAAAGCTCACGCGTTTCTTTTTTGTGCGCCTTCTTTTCCCTTTCATAAGCTCCCCCCTGTCATCAGCAGGGAGATCGCCGCCCCGATGAGCACGTACAGCACGCGGTCGATCATCGCATCCCAGCGCTTTCCGCCCTTCTGCGTGATGGTCTTCACGTCCGCCTTGATCTCCTTGACGTCCGTCTCCACGCCCTTTTCGCGCGAGGCGAGCACCTCCACTGCCGTTACCAGCTTATTCAGGTCCTTCTGCTGCTGTTCCAGCTTTTCGATGCGGTGCGTGTTCGACTTGGCGCGCTGCTCGGTCTCCGTCAGTTTGACCGAGATCTCCTGTTCCGTCATTCTTCTTTCGGCACCGCCTTTTCAAAGCTCTCCCATGTGTGATGCGCGTCCTCCACGCTCTGCCATGTAAATTTCTGTGCCTCGCACTCGAGCCACGTCAGATACCGGAAGTAGAACTCCACCAGCAAATGGCACGGGATGATATCGAGGATGATGCTCTCCACCTGTGAAAACTCATCCGGCACGCCCACGGTGTTCGGAAACCACACCTTGACCGTTCCCTTTTTCTCCGTCTCCTCCGCCAGCGCCTTGATGCCGCAGCCGCTGAGCGTCGAGTTGATCGCATCCAATGTGAAGCTGTCGGCGTTGATGCGCGCGAGCGCCGCGATGGCCTCGCGCCGCAGCGCAGTTGAAACGCTGACCGGGCAGCGGGAAAAGAGCTTCTCCCGCCTTGCAAGGCCCTCGCCCTCCGCCGTCTGCAAAAGGCCCTCCTGCTCGGCGTATTCCATCGCGCCGTCCGCTTCATCCAGCACTGCGCCCGCCGCGTACAGCTCTCCGCCGCTCAGCGTGCCGCGCTCGGTGCGGTAAACGCGCATCGGCTCCAAAAGGCGGCAGAGATAGTCATAATACGTCATGCCTCACCCGCCCCGATCTCCGTGATCGTCACCGTGCCGAGCACCGGCAGCTCCGTCGCGCTCACGCTCACATCCTCGTCCGGCGTGAGCAGGTGACAGTTCTTCACGCCCTCCACACCGTAGAGGATGTTCGCGAGCTTCGCCGTATACACCGCTTCACCCAGCCGCTCGCCGGTGAAGTACGCCTGCAGCGCCGCCGTCGCCGCATCGGTGATCTCCTGCATCGTCCAGCCCTGCTCCGCCGTCAGCTCCGCGCTCATGTTGACGGTCTTCTCTGTCGGTGCCTTGACCTCCACATCCACCGCGATCTCGCGCTTTTTCTGCAAGACCGCCTCGATCTCGCCGAGCAGCTTCTCATCCGGCGCGCCCGCGTGCGTCGAAACATACACATCCACCGTGCCGATGCCGCGGGCGCGGCCGACCGCTTTCGCCGCCGCCACGTTCGGAAAGCTCATCGCCTCCTGCTCGTAAAACGCCGCGTTCGCACCGTTCGGCAGACGCTTGTAACTCTCAAGCACGCGCTCGCGCAGCTTTTCGTCGCTCTCCTCGTCGCTGCCGCCGGAAAACGCCTCAGGATTTACGCACTGCGTGATGCCCACCGGATACACGGACATCAGATGGATCGCGCTCGCGATGGCGTTGCCGCTCGCCCCCGCCTCCACGGCGCTCGCCGGAACGTCCACATAGGTCTCGCCCTTTAAGAGCACTGCCTTTTTCGTCGTCTCAAAGCGCACGCCGCCGCTCGTCATCGCCACACTTCCCGCGTCGATCTCATAATCCGTCACCGCCGCCGACGGCGCGGAAAAGCGCAGCACGCCCGCCGCTTTCGCCGCGGGAAGGCGCGTCAGTGCCCGCGTCTCGGCGTGATAATCAAGATACTGCCCCACCGCTGTCTGCGGAAAGCTCTGATCCAGCACCCAGTCCGCCTGCGCCAGAAGCGACTGTACCTCGCTCGCCAGCGCATAGAGGCGCACCATCGCGTCGCAGCCGTCGTTCGGCACAAAGCCCGCCTCCTCGGCAAAGATCTCGCGCATCCGCTCGTAGATCGCGTTCAGCTCTTCCATTCTTCACTCTCCCCCTATCGTCACGACCGCCTCGCCCGTTTCGTTCTCATAGTGCAGCAGCACGCGCAGCTCCAAAAATCCATTCTTTTCCGCAAGCTCCATGCCCGTCACGCTCAGCCCCTCTTCGTCCGCCAGTGCCTCGGCCACGTACTGCTTTGCCGCCGTCGCGCGGCTCTCGCCCTTTTCCCGCCACAAAAGGTGCAGCTTGCTGCCAAGCTCCGGCGCGAGCGCGAAGCTCCCGCGCCGCACACTCAGCTTGAAGAGCACGCGTTCGAGCAGCTCGTCCCAGCCGCTCACGCGCACGAGCCCACCCGCGCCGTCGGCCACATAATCGCGGTCTTTGATCTTCAGCTCCATCCTCAGCCTCCCGTTCCCAGATACGGCATTCCGTTGATGAAAAGGAGCCCGTTGATGTCGATGCGCCCGTTGTTGCGCAGCACGATCTCCGTCCCCGCCGCGGCGGAGCGAATGCGCACCTCGCCGGGTGCCAGGTCGTCCGCGCTCTGCCCCACCGCGCCCACGGCGTAGGCCTCCTCGCCAAAGGTCCCGCCGCGCACCACCAGCACATCCTCGCCCTTTTTCGGCTGCCACTCATAGCCGCCGGGCGCGGCGGTCTTCACCTCGCGCTTTTCCCCGCTGCTGAATACCGCCAGCTCGCCGCCCTCGACCGTCACCGTTCCGTCCTGCGCCGAGGCCACGTCCTGCATCTCATGCTGGCTTAGCTTTCTCGATAGCCACATCGTCTCTCACTCCCTCTGCATCGTCACTTCGCACGCCTCTCCGCTCTCGCCGAAGCGCCTCACGCACTCGATCACGCGGAAATTGCCCACAATGCCGATCTTCGTCCCGCTCACCGCCGCGATATCCCCCGGCGCGGCGGTGAACCGCCCCGCGATCGTCACGCGCAGCGTCTCCGCGCCCTCCTTCGACTTTGCGATCTGATACTCCCCCGTGTAGCGCATTGCCTGCGTGCCGCTGCGCGCCGGCACGTAAAATACGCGCCTGCTCGTGCCGCCGCGAGCACAGAACACCCCGTTTTTCACGCTCTGCTTCACGCCCGCCTTGCTGTCCACCACCAGCGCCTCGGCGATCACGCCGTAGCGCTTGTCGCAGTAGGAAAGCGCCGTCACCGGCGTTTTCGCGTCAATGCTCACGCGCGCGGCCCTGCGGTTTTTCTTCACTTCCAGCGCGCCCGTCTTGTCGAAATACGGCGCGATCCCTCCGTGCAGCGCTGCAAAATCGTTCAGCGCCTTCCACTGGCTCGACCCGTTCGCCACGCGGTACCGCGCCGCAGCCGTCACCGCGTCATAGCCCGTGCACACAATGCCGTACGGCGTCACATGGTTTTTGAGGATCTCCTCCATCGTCGCCCACTGATAGCTCACGCTCTCCGCCTCGTTGTCGAGCAGCAGCGCCGCCATGCCGCGTCCGCTCACCTCAAGCTGCAAGCCCTTTTCATCGCATGTCACGCCGCACTCGTCCACAACGCCCGCAAATTCGACCGTGCCGTCCTCTCTCGCCGTAAAGCGCACCGCCCGCCGCAGCGTCTCCGCCATCGCAGGCTCGTATGCGCACCGCAGCGTAAAGCTGTCGCACGGCACGCTTCCCGTGTAGGAAAATTCCCACTTCAGCAGCGTCGGCAGCTCAAACTGCGCACCGTCGCACGTCGTCAGATACCCCTTCATCACGGCAGCGTCACCCGCTCTCCCACGGCGATCCTGTTGGGATTTTTGATCTGCGGATTCACGTTCAAAAGCGCCGTCAGCGTCACGCCATACGTGTTCGCGATGCCCCACAGCGTGTCGCCGCGCTTGACCGTGTAGTACGAGCTCGCCGTTTTCGTTCCCGTGCCCGCGCTGCCGCTTCCGCCGCTCACGCGGATGAGCGACGTATCGAGTGGGCTCGTCTCCCAGAAGGCAAAGCGGTAGCGCACATAGTTTTCAAGCGGCTGCTGCGCCAGTTCCAGCAACACAAAGTACGCCTGCGACGCCTGATTGAGCGTGTCCGCAAGCTGACGCATCCGCGCCGTCTGGTCTGCCATGCTTAGTCCTCCAGCTTGACAATCGGCGCCGTCGCCAAAGCAAATTCCTTGGTGCCGTATGCCGTGAATTCAATCTTGATGCGGCTCATGCTGCCCGAACCCGTAACCTCCACCACCGTGCCCTCGCCAAACTTCAGGTGGCGGACGCGATCGCCGGGGCGATACAGGTTCTGCATGGCGGTATTGCCGCTGCCGGGGCGGATGGGCGCACTGCCGGACGGCGCCGGGCGATTCGTGCCGCCGCGGTTGTACGCGCTGCGAGAGCGCATCTGCGGCTGGACGCGGTCGCCGAAGCGCTCCTTCATGCCCGCCATTTCGTCAGACAGCAGGCGTTCCGGGATTTCCGCCAAAAAGCGGCTGGGCGCGTTGTGATTCACCTGATTATACAGCATTCGCTGGTTTGCGCGGGAGATGAACAGGCGCTTCTGGGCGCGCGTGATGCCGACATAGCACAGGCGGCGCTCCTCCTCCATCTTCGTCTCGTCCATGAGGCTGCGCGCGGACGGGAAAATGCCCTCCTCCAGACCGGTCATGAACACATCGGGGAATTCCAGACCCTTGGCAGAGTGCAGCGTCATCAGCGTCACATAGCCGCGCTCGTCCTCCTGCTGGTCAAGGTCAGTCACCAGCGACACGTTTTCCAAGTAGTCTTCGAGCGTCGCGTTTTCCGTTGCTTTCGCGTATTCGCTGACCGCACCCATGAATTCCTGAATGTTCTCCACGCGCGAGCGGGCTTCCTCGGTATCTTCCTTCTGGTACTGCGCCAGCAAGCCCGTTTTTTCCACCAAAGTAGATACAAACTCCTCCAGCGGCATGGTTTCCTTGAGCGCCAGCAGCATCGTCATGAGCATAAAGAAGTCGCTGACGCACTTTTTCGGGCGCGCGGAAAGCGAATCCGGAACGTCGGACAGGGCGCTGTACAGCGGCATATT